TGATAACTTTCAATTTGAAGTTAAAGTAGATGGTTTACCAATACTTAAAGCCGAGTTTCCAAATGAATATTTTACATTAAACCCTAAAATTAATGTAGATATTAGAGAAGTTATTCAAGAAATTATCACTGATATTAGATTTTACTTGAGTACTGAAAATAATGTAAAAGTGTCGAATTAATTCGATGCTTTTGTATATTTATAATAACAAAGTTTTAAAAGAAAGGAAAAAATATGGCAAAAATAGACAGAAATAATTTAGGATATCTAGGAGCAGAATATCAGTTAAGATTTGTAGCTCAGATACTTACCGATAGAAAATTTGGTAATGCTATTATAGATATTGTAAATCCTAATTATTTCGAAGATGAATATATAAGAATTGTTGTTGGTGCAATTAAAAATGCCAAAGCAAAAGATGATATTATTCCAGATGTTGGTAGTTTAGAATTTAGATTGCTTGATGAAGTTAAAGATGATATTCAAAGACGTTATGCTCTAACTCAATTAAGAAAAATAAAAGAAGCTGACCTTAATGATACTCTTTGGGTTCAAGAAACTGCAATGAAATTTTGCAAACAACAAGAACTTATAAAAGCTTTGGCTGAAATTAACAAAATAATTAGCAAAGGTGATATTGATAATTATGAAGAGTGTGAATCAAAATTAAGAAAAGCACTTGAACATGGGGATAGCAAAGACGATGGGGTTGATATATTTGATGATATTGATTCAGTTTTAGCTGATGACTTTAGAAAACCAATTCGTACTGGTATTGAAGGATTAGATGAGATTATGGATGGTGGATTATCAAAAACTGAATTGGCTATTATTTTGGCTCCATTTGGAGTTGGTAAAACCACAATGATGACTAAGATTGCCAATACAGCTATGACTGATGGTAAAAAAGTCCTACAAATATTTTTTGAGGATACTATTAAAGTAATTCAAAGAAAACACTTATCATGCTGGTCAGAATTTGACCTTAATAGTTTATCAATGCATAAAGAAGAAGTGAAAGAAATGGTTGCTAATATGATGAAAAGTAGTAACGGTGGTGCAATAAAACTTAAAAGATTTTCTAGTGATGGAACAACAATACCTGTTATTAGACAATACATAAGAAAATTAATAGCAACAGGTTTTAGACCAGATATGGTAGTTTTAGACTATATTGATGTTGTTGAACCATCTAGAAGATTTGATGATGTAAATGCAGGTGAAGGTAGTGTTATGAGACAATTTGAAACAATGTTATCAGAATTAGACATGGCAGGTTGGACAGCAGTTCAAGGTAACAGAAGCTCAATTAAAGCCGATGTTGTTGAAGCTGACCAAATGGGTGGTTCTATTAAAAAAGCACAAATTGGTCACTTTGTAGTGTCTATTGCTAAAACGCTTGACCAAAGAGATAAAAGTACAGCTACTATGGCTATTCTTAAATCTAGATTTGGTAAATCTGGTATGATATTTAATGATATTGTATTTGATAATGCTAGAATTCAAATTGAAATGGGTGAAGATAAACATGCTCACACTCGTACTGAACATAAAAAGAATGTAGAAGTTAAGGAACAAAAAAGAACCAATGAAGTGTTAGATGCTATGTTAAATAGAAATACTGCTTTAAATAGTGACCTTATTAATGCACCAAATAAATAATTAAATAAAAAAACAAAACAATGATTGAACCAATTTTAAAACCAAATCCAGACAGATTCGTTATTTTTCCCATAAACCATCAAGATTTATGGGATTATTATGAGATTGAACAGGATGCTATGTGGACTGTTAAAGAAGTCGACCTGTCTAAAGATTTAGACCACTGGAATAACAAACTTAATGATAATGAAAGATTTTTCATTAAAAACGTGTTAGCTTTTTTTGCTGCATCTGATGGTATTGTTAATGAAAATTTAGCAATAAACTTCTTAAATGAAGTGCAGTATCCAGAAGCAAAATTCTTTTATGGGTTTCAAATAATGATGGAAAATATACATAGCACTATGTATTCACTTCTTATTGATACGTACATCAAAGATTTAAAAGAAAGAAATGAGTGTTTTAAAGCTATTGAATATATGCCACCAGTTAAGAAAAAAGCTGAATGGGCACTTAAATGGATTGAATCAGATTCGTTTATTGAAAGACTTATTGCATTTGTTGCTGTAGAAGGTATTTTCTTTTCAGGTTCATTCTGTAGTATTTTCTATTTAAAATCTAGAGGTCTTATGCCTGGATTGTGTCATTCTAATATATTTATTTCTAGAGATGAAGCATTACATGCTGATTTTGCTATACACTTGTTAAACAATCACATTGTAAACAAACCAACTAAAGAAAGAATCAAAGAAATATTTTTATCTGCTTTGGAAATTGAAAAAGAATTTATTACTGAGTCTTTACCAGTTTCATTGATTGGAATGAATGCTGATTTAATGAAACAATATTTAGAATTTGTTGTAGATGGGTTACTATTTCAATTGGGTTGCGAGAAAGAATTTAATTCAAAAAATCCATTTGAATTTATGAATCAAATTACGTTAAAAACAAAACAAAACTTCTTTGAAGGAAGGTCATCAGAATATAAAGCAGCTGATTTGTCTGGTGCTATTTCATTTGATGAGGAAATATAATTTAAGATATGCAAGTAGTAAAAAGAAACGGACAAAAAATAGATTTTAATCCAAATAAAATCTTATTAAGAATAAAAAAACAATCAGATAAGTTAAAAGTTAACGCAGATGAGGTGTTTTTAAAAGTTACGCAAGGTATTGCGGATAATATGACTACAAACGAAGTTGATGATTTAATTTCAATAGTGGCCGAATCATTATCAATGAACCACCCAGATTATTCAATCTTGGCTGCTAACATAGCAATCAGTAAGCTTCACAAAGAAACTGAAGATAATTTTATGAAAGCAACCAAAAAACAATACAATGCTGGATTATTAAATGATTTCTATTACAATAAAGTAAAAGAAAATATTGAACTTATTGAATCGGTGATTGATTATAAAAGAGATTTTCATTTTGATTACTTCGGATGGTGTTCTCTTAAAGATATTTATCTTTTAAAAACAAAAGATGGTCAATTGGTTGAAAGACCACAACAAATGTATATTCGTGTTGCTCTTATGGTAACAAATAACGCTGATGATTTTAGAGAAAAATATAATGATTTAAGTAATCAACAAGAATCTCCAGCAACGCCAATAAAAATAAATATTGGAACCAAAATTGGGCAAATTGCATCATGTAATTTATCGATTGTTCCAGATGATTCAACTGAAGGTTTGTTAAATATGTTAGGTAGAATATCAATATCATCTTCAAAAGCTGAAGGTATTGGTTTGGCTGTTTCAAATATACGTTCTAGACAAACAAACGTTGGTAATTCAGATGGTAAAGCTGGTGGTATCTTCAAATACCTTAAAGTGGTAAATGAAGCACTTAGATTCTGGAATCAACGTGGTAAAAGACCTGGTTCATGTGCTGTTTATATTGAACCATGGCACAAAGACATATTCGATGTATTGGATATGAGAAAGAAAACTGGTGATGATACACTTAGAGCTAGAGATTTATTCTCTGCACTTTGGATTCCAGATAATTTTATGAGAGCAGTAGAAACCAATGGTGACTGGTATCTATTCTGTCCACACGACATTAAAACAGCTGGTTTAAAACCATTTTATGAAATATATGGTGCTGAGTATGAAGAAGAATATAATAAAGCAGTAGAGTTAGGAATAGGCACCAAAATCAAAGCACATGACTTATGGCTAAAGATACTTGAGGCACAAATTGAAAGTGGAATGCCTTATATGTGTTTTAAAGATTCAGCTAATATCAAATCAAACCAAAAGAATATGGGTGTAATTCACTCTAGTAATTTGTGTAGTGAGATTATGGAAGTAACTGATGCTAACACAACAGCTATTTGTACACTTACTAGTATTCCAGTTCAAAAATTTGTTATTGATGGGAAATACGATTATAATGAATTAGGTCGTGTTGCTCGTTCAGTAACAAAATCGCTTAACATTGCTATCGATGTAAATGAATACTCTACTGAAGAAGGTCGTAAAGGTGGTTTAGAACAAAGAGCATTAGGAATTGGTATCCAAGGTTTAGCTGACGTATTTGCGTTGCTTAAAACGCCTTTTACAGGACCATTGGCTAGAAGGATTAACAAAACAATATTTGAAACCATTTATTTCAATGCTTTAAGACAATCATGTGATTTGGCTAAAGAAACTGGGTTAACCTATGATGGTTATGAGGGCTCACCAATATCTCAGGGTATTTTCCAATGGGAAATGTGGGGATTGACTGAAGCTGACTTATCTGGAATGTATGATTGGAAAGGTCTTAGAGAAGATATCTTAAAATACGGTGTTAGAAACTCTTTGGTCACAACATGTCCACCAACAGCAAGTTCAGCTCGTGTAATAGGTTCAAATGAAGCTTTCGAACCATTTACATCTAACTTATATGTTCGTAGAGTAACTGGTGGTGAGTTTGCAATGGTAAACAAACACTTGGTTAGAGAATTAGAAGAAGAAGGGATTTGGAATAGAGAAACATTACAAGAATTAATGAAAAATAATGGTAGTGTTCAAAACATTCCAACAATTAGTGAAGATATCAAAGAAAGATATAAAACAGTTTGGGAAATATCTCAAAAATCTCTTATTGAAATGTCGGCTGAAAGAGGTCCATTTGTAGACCAATCGCAAAGTCTTAATATTTTCTTCTCTACACCAACAGTTGGTAAGTTAACTACTTCACATACACTAGCATGGAAATTAGGTCTTAAAACGGGCCAATATTACTTGAGAAGTGAGTCCGTTGAAAATAAAGCTAAACACTTAGCGATTGATATGGATAAGAATAAACCAGAAAAACCGCAAGACAGTCAATTTGAATGCTTCGGGTGTTCATCATAATAAAATACTTAATTAAACTAAAGGGACCTAAATGGGTCCCTTTTTTTATTTCCATATTTACTTATAAAAATAAATTATTATCATATTTATCTAAAAAAGAATAAATATGAAATACATTAACATAAACTATCCATTCAAAGATAGTAAAAAAGGGTTTTTCTTAGATTTAAATGCTGACGATGCTTCGGCTATTAAAGCTGACCTTATGCATCTTCTTTTGACTAGAAAAGGTCAAAGACTTTATAACCCAGACTTTGGGACTGATTTATTAAAATTTATATTTGAACCTAATGATAGTTTAACACTAGCAGGTTTAAAAACAGAAATAACTACAGTAGTAAAAAAATATTTACCTAAATTACAAATTGAAACCATATCAGTGGTAGAATCAACAGAAAGCGAATATGCTGCAGTGGTTACAGTAAAATATACAATAACTGACGATGTTTTTACTACATCAGATTTAATAATAATTAATATATAATGGCAAATACAGGAATAAATTATACTTCTAGAAACTTCGCTGAAATACGTAGCGATTTGGTTAATATGGTAAAACAATATTACCCAGATATTTTTGGAGATTTTAATGATGCATCAGTAGGTATGATGCTTTTGGAACTTAATGCAGCTGTTGGGGATATGCTTTCTACCAATACTGATAGAATGTTTCAAGAAACGCAAATTGATTACGCAAAAGAGAAAAAATCGGTATTGTCAATGGCAAGAACTTTTGGGTTAAAAATACCAGGTAAAAGACCTAGTGTTACTCTAGTAGATTTTTCAGTAACCGTTCCAGTATATGGTGATACTTTTGATGTTTCATATGCACCAATAATTAGAACTGGTTCACAAGTTAATGGTGCTGGTAAAGTTTTTGAAGTTAATAATGATATTGATTTTAGTAACCCATTTAATATAAATGGAATACCAAATAGACTTATAATACCAAATGTTGATTCAAATGGTAATTTGAGTAATTATACTCTAACCAAAAGAGAAATTGTATCTAATGGTAGTTCTAAAGTGTTTAAAAGAGTATTAAATCCTACCGATGTAAGACCTTTTTTAGAAATAATACTTCCAGAAGATAATGTAATTTCTATAGAATCAGTAATAACTTTACCAGGAACAAATTATACAAAATTACCAATGGTAGATGATTTTTTAAATTTAGATAATCGATGGTTTGAAATGGAAGCATTGGCTGAAGACAAAGTATTTATTGAAGATAATTCTAAAATAACTGATAATGCTAGTGTTAGACCAGGAAAATGGATATCAACAACTAAAAAATTTATTAGAGAATATACAGATTTAGGTTTTACTAAATTAATATTTGGTGGAGGAAATCAAGATACTAGTAGTCTTTGTGATTTTGATACAAACAAAGCACTAGTTAATCAAATAGGTAATTTTATTAATAATATGTCACTAGGTACTACAGTAACAGCTAATTCAACTATGTTTATAAAATATAGAATTGGTGGTGGTTCTGATAGCAATGTTGGTCCAAACGTATTAACTAGTGTTGGTTTAATGAATATGAACGTTAATGGACCTAACCCAAGTACAAATGCTGCTGTTAAAAATTCAATTAAGGTTAATAACTCATTTCCAGCTTTGGGTGGAAAAGATACACCTAGTGTTGAAGAAATTAGAAATATGGTAAGATATAATTTTTCTTCACAAAATAGAGCAGTAACAATCAAAGATTATCAAACTAGAATTGCTCAAATGCCTGGTAATTTTGGTGTTCCATTTAGAAGTGGTATATTTGAACAACAGAATAAAATTAAAATATATATTCTTAGCCTTGATGCTAATGGTAAATTAACTAATAGTTCAACTAGTGTACTTAGAGATAATATTTCTAATTATTTAGCTGATTATAGAATGATTAATGATTATGTTGAAGTAACCAATGGAAGAATAATAAATTTAAGTTTTCAAATTGATTTAATGATTGATAAAAAACAACCACAAGGACAAATTATCAGTCAAGTTATTTCGGATGTTCAATCTTATATGGATATTAATAAATATCAAATGGGTGATAATATTTATTTATCATCGTTAATGGAAACTATTAATAATGTTGGTGGTGTATTAAACGTAATTGATTTAAGGGTTTATAACAAAGTAGGTCAAGGTAAATATAGTTCAAATGAAATTTCACAACCATATTCAGATGTTACTACTAGACAAGTAGATATATCAACAGATTATACTCTTTTTGGCGAACCAATTAGTATGTTTGAGATTAAATACCCTGATATTGATATTATAGTTAGAGTAAAATAATCTTTCCTTATTGTTTATTTTGGTTATATTAATCAAAATAATAAAAATTAAAATTAAAATTATGAGTTGCGGATGTAAAGCAAAAAAAAACGATGGAACACCTTTTAATGTTTCATCACCTAATAATGAAAATACACCTAAAAAAAATATAGGGGCTAATATTATCCATTATTCAATAAAATTATTAGGGTTTGGGATAGCATTAGCATTATCACCATTTTTAATGTTAGTAATTATTTACTACATGTTTAATATGATTGTAATGACCAAAGATATTGATATTAGACCAATATTTATTTCAGCATCTAAATTTATGAAAAAAGTAGCTAAAGATAATGCTGAAGAAGACGATGACGAAGATGATGAAGAAGATGATGCAGAATGGGAAAATATTAATCCAGATGAATTTGAATTAGTTGGTGTGGATGATTTAACAAAAAAATAAAATAAACAATGTCAAAAACGATAAGAATAAATACAACACCAAATGGTGGTGATAAATATGTTAAAATTAAATTAGAACAAGATTTTGATTTTTTAGAGGTATTATCATTGAATATAAATCAAGAGGACGTTTATAAGCGTTTTTCTTCCGATTATGGTGTCATTGTTGGAAGAGTAATTATTAATGGTGGATTTGGGGTTCCAAACGCTAAAGTAAGTGTTTTTATACCGTTAGATGATATTGATAAAAATGATTCAGTTAAAAGAGGGTTATATCCTTACGAAAAAATAAATGATAAAAACAGCGATGGTGTAAGATATAACTTACTAACGCAAGATTCTGAATCAGTAAATGAATGTTTTACACCTATTGGTACATTTCCTACAAAAAGAGAAGTTTTAGATAATGAAGCTATGTTAGAAGTTTATTGTAAGTATTATAGATTTACAACAACTACTAACCATGCTGGGGATTTTATGATTTTTGGTGTGCCGTTAGGTAATTACAATGTTCATGTGGATGCGGATATTTCAGATATTGGTATTGCATCACAAAGACCTTATGATATGATTTCTAAAGGTGCTAGTATTTCCAGATTTGATTCAACTACTAAATTTTCAAGTGGTAAAAATTTAGATAATTTAATGCAAGTAAAAAGCTTAGATTCTGGTGTAAATGTACAACCATTCTGGGGTGATACAGAAAATTATGAAATTGGAATTAGTCGTTTAGATTTAGATTTAAATTATGATATAACACCAGCAGCTATCTTTATGGGTAGTATATTTGGTGATAAAGATAAACATAGTGTTAATAAAAGATGTAGACCTAGAAAAAAAGTAGGGGTTTTAGATGAACAAATGAGTGCTGAAGGTACTATTCGTATGATTAGAAAAACTATTGATAATAAAACTGAAGAATTTAATGTTGATGGTTCAGAAGTTATTGACGACAAAGGTGCATGGGCTTATCAAATACCTATGAATTTAGATTATATGGTAACTGATGAAGGTGGTAATCTTATTTTATCTCAAGACCCAAATAAAGGGGTACCAACAAGAGCTAGAGTAAGATTTAACATCGGTATGAATAATACTGGTGGATTAGGTAGACTTAGAACAAGAGCTAGATATCTAGTCCCTAATAATCCTAGAAGTGCTGCTGAAATTGATTATGAATTTGGTGCTAAAACACAAGACCATAGTTTTAGAGATTTACATTGGAATAAAATATATAGTGTTAGTAATTTTATCAGTAAATTCCAAAGAAATAATGCTTTTACTCCTGATTTAACTAGAGCTGCAACAGCAATCAAAGATGTTGAAAATTCAGGTAAAGTACCATTCCCTTACAATAAAGTTAATACTGAAATTAACCCAATATTTTTTATTATTTGTTTGATAATGTTGATTATTATTGTTATGATATTCATCATGAACTTTTTGATATATCCTATTATTAATTTTATTTTGGGTATTATAAAAGATGTACTTTATTTTATTTGTGGTTTAGGATTTGATATTTGGGCAATTAGTTGGCATCCCTTTGGATTCTGTTGTGATATTGCGGATAGAATTAATTATATTCCATGTACAACAGTAATATGTCCTTTTGATGATGGTTATTCATACGCACCTGGTTGTCAAAAAGGTGATAGAACTTATAACGCAACATGTGAACAAAGTTCGTGTCCAACATATTGTAAAGGTGATGATTTTGGACATAATGGAATTGATTGTGGTTTAGCTGATTGTGTTGCTTTTGCAATGGCAAGAGCTTTAAATTTATTTCAATTTGATTTTTATAATGA